CGATTTCGGAAGAAGTCGAACTCTTCAAGACCGAACTTCAGGAAAGAGTTGATTCGTATCTTGAGTATGTTTCTCAAGAGTGGATCGAAGAAAACTCTCTCCAAGTTGAAGCCGGTCTTAAGTCTGAGATGACTGAATCCTTCTTAGAAGGTATGAAGTCCCTCTTTGAAGAACATTATGTACATATCGATGAAGATAAATATGATGTTGTTGAGTCTATGGTAGACAAATTAGATGAAATGGAGTCCAAACTTAACGAGCAAATCGAGAGAAATATTTCTCTGAACAAGAGACTTGCTGAGTCGGTTGCAGATGTAATTCTGTCCGATGTTTCTGAAGGCCTTGCGGTTTCCCAGAAAGAAAAACTTGCCTCTCTTGCAGAAACTGTTGAGTTTGAAAGTGAAGAAAACTATCGTGGCAAACTGGAGACTCTGAAAGAGTCGTACTTCTCTAAGAAGCCAGTTGCACAAAATGACTCTGAACTGCAGAGCCTTTCTGAGGCTACCGAGACGGTAACCAGTAGCGACACTATGAGCGCCTACATGAAGGCACTGTCGATGCAAGTCAATAAGTGATTTTTGCATTATAAAAACTTTCAAACTTAACTAACCTATAGAGGTATCCGCAAATGTTCCATTCCGAGCATCTGCAGGAAAAGTGGAAGCCCCTTCTCGAGCATGAGGGTCTTGATCCAATCAAGGACTCCCATCGTAAGGCTGTAACCGCTGTCCTGCTTGAAAACCAAGAAAAATTCCTCCGTGAAGAGCAAGCTTTTGCCCACGGAACCAACCTGATGGAAGCAGTTCCAACTAACGCAGGTAACGCCGCTGGAGCCGATGGTGGTTTCGGTGGTGGATCTGCCGCTGCTGGTCCTACTGCTGGTTTCGACCCCGTTCTGATCTCCCTGATCAGACGCTCCATGCCTAACCTGGTCGCATATGACCTGGCTGGCGTTCAGCCGATGAACGGTCCTACCGGACTGATCTTCGCAATGCGCTCCCGCTACAACAACCAGAGCGGAACCGAGGCATTCTTCAACGAGGCTGACACCGCATTCTCTGGTCAGGATTCTGGCTTCGATGAGACTGCTGGTTTCTCCGACGTTGCTGCTGGTCTGGGTACTACTTCCCAGTCTGGAACCAATCCTTCTGTTCTCAACCCTGTTGGCACCGCCTCCTCGACCGGATATGATGTCGGTCAAGGCATGGTCACTGGTGACGCTGAGAACCTTGGATCTGGTACTGGCGACCATTTCAACGAAATGGCGTTCAGCATCGAGAAGGTCACCGTTACTGCGAAGTCCAGAGCACTGAAAGCCGAGTACAGCCTTGAGCTTGCTCAGGACCTGAAGGCTATCCACGGTCTGAACGCAGAAGCGGAACTCGCTAACATCCTCAGCACTGAGATTCTTGCTGAGATCAACCGCGAGATGATCCGTACCATCTACAAGATCGCTGAACAGGGTGCTGCAGTTAACACTGCTACCGCTGGTACTTTCGGCTCTGACCATGGCTGGTGTACTTGATTACACCCCTGCCCTGAACGCTAACCTGAACGTCGATGACACCGGTAACACCTTCGCCGGTACTCTGAACGGTAAGTACAGAGTCTACATCGACCCATATGCTGCTAACAACAGTGCTGATCAGTACTACGTTGTTGGTTATAAGGGTACTTCCCCTTATGACGCAGGTCTGTTCTATTGCCCATACGTTCCTCTCCAGATGGTTCGTGCCGTTGGTGAGAACACCTTCCAGCCCAAGATTGGCTTCAAGACCCGTTACGGTATTGTTGCTAACCCATTCGCTGAAGGCACCACCCAGGGTCTCGGACGCCTCCGCGTCAACAGCAACCGCTACTATCGTCGCGTCAAGGTTGCTAACCTCATGTGATAAATACCTTCGTGTGAAGGAAGTGCAAGAGGGTCTTCGGACCCTCTTTTTTTATGTTCCACTAAATAGAACATGGAAGACTATTTCGACGATCATCTACCCGAATTAGAATGGCATGTCACATTCAATATGGGTATAGATGAATTACGACTTTTCTACGATCACATCTGCTACTCCATAAAGGTGTGGCCAGGTTCCCCGGCTAGACCAGCTGAGGAGCAAGAGTATCTGCAAATACTTAAAAAAAGATTGTTCGCAATGATCTTGGAGTACCAATTCACGGAAGAATAATATGGCACGATCTCCATATGATAAGCAGATTTCAAATAGAAATTTTTTATCTGCAACTAGTTTTAAATTCAGTATTGCAAAATGCCCAAAGGTTGATTTTTTATCCAACCAATGCAATGTGCCTGGTATGAATCTGTCATTGGCAACTCAACCAACTTATCTAAGACAGATTGACCTTCCCGGCGATGAACTGTCTTTCGATGACTTTACTCTAGATTTCATGGTAGATGAAAACTTAGAGAACTTCATGGAAATACAAAAGTGGATGAGGGGTTTAGGATATCCAGAAAGTATTCAAGAGGCAAAAGATCTGGATAGTGGTAAGACGAAATTTGAGGACAAAGATCAAAAGTCAGCCGATCATAAGGTGTCCGATGGAACTCTGTCCATTCTTAACAGTTCACAAAACCCCAAATTTCTAGTAAAATTTAAAGGACTGTTCCCCGTCAGTTTGACAGGACTAGACTTTGATGCTACGGCTGGAGACACTGCGTACTTCACATCTACCGTAACATTCAAGTATTTGCACTATGACATTGTTGATGTAAATGGCCAACCACTGTATGAATCTTGAGTCTGTCCAATCAATGTGGGAGAAAGATTCCGTCATTGATCCAGACAACTTACATGATGAATCTTTGAAGATTCCACAACTACATGCGAAGTATTATGAGATGTTCAACAATCTCATTCTTCTCAAAAAGAAAGCAGAACAACAAAAAAGAAATATCAGACACGAACGTTACGAATACTTTAGTGGCAAGGCAGATCCAGATGTCTATGTACAAAATCCTTTCCCAAAAAAGATTCGTGACAAAGATACGATGCAGAAATATCTTGATGCCGATGAAAAACTCTCAGAGGTTTCTCTAAAAGTAGAATACTACGAAACTCTTATAAATTATATTGATGCCATTCTGAAACAAATTTCCAACAGGACTTATCAGATAAAGAATGCAATCGAATGGCATCGATTTACTTCTGGATTTGGGTGATGAAAACAAAAAGATGTGTACCACAGACTCTTGGTTGGTTAGAAACTAAGTTAGACCCACACCAAATGAGTCACCTTGAAAGGTGCATAGAAAAAGCTAAAGGATCTGCAAAGTCAAAACTAGCAGGAAATATAAGCACAAGTCTGAACATGAAAGATGAAGATGACTTCTTCTGGTTAAATGTTCTGCAACCACACATTGCGATGTATATGAATGAGTTTGGCGAGGTGCCAGTTCGTTCCTATACACGCACTGAGAAATCTATGTATTTGGACACATTCTGGGTCAACTATCAGAAGCAAGGGGAGTTTAATCCAGCACACCATCATGGCGGAATATATTCTTTTGTTGTATGGATGAATATCCCCACTCATTGGAAAGATCAATATGATCAACCATGGTTAGAAGGTATTGTTCCAGAACAAAGAAAGGCGTCTAACTTCGAGTTTACATATACAGATATTCTTGGTGGAATGCGTCACTTTGATTATCGATTGGATCCTAGTTCCAATGGAACAATGTTATTCTTCCCATCATCACTGATTCATGCCGTATATCCTTTCTTTAATTGTGAAGAGAATCGTATCACAATTTCCGGCAATATATGCGTCTAAATAAAAACAATATGAATAATATGAATGGTGGATTTGAAGATTCAAAAACTGAATGAAGTTTTTATAAAAATCGAAGCCGAACCCCACATACACCAAGAGTTATCGGATCACTTTACTTTTGATGTACCGGGTGCAAAGTTCATGCCCCAATATCGAAGTAAATATTGGGACGGAAAGATTCGTTTATTTTCTACAGCAACTGGACAGATCTATGTTGGGTTGTTGGATAAGGTAATATCGTTTTGTAAGAATTATAATTACGACTATAAATTTGTAGATAACAAATACTACGGAACTCCATTCGAGACAAACGATTACATCTCAATGGAGGGAGTAAAGGATTATATGAAATCTATTTGCTCTCATTCT